ATGTATGGGAAGAGGCATCAAAACTGGGTTGTGATTTTTGGGAAAAAAGGCCATCCAAAAACCTTATTAAAAGATATGGAAGGCACACAAACCCACTTGTTTGGGCAATCCTTGAAGAGTACTTCGAGAACAAGAAAAACCAAAAATGAAACTCTGCGCCATCTTCATAGTCTGGGATGATTACGAGATTCTAAGGTATGCCATCGAATCAATCAGCCGCCAGGTAGAAGGGGTCATAGTAATAACCTCCACAGAATCCAACAAGGGGGAGTTTTCGCCAATCCCAAGGGATTTCTACGACAACCCCTATTTCGAGATGTTCATCAAAAACCCTGACCTATCTAAACAACCAAGGGAAAACGAGACAGAGAAGCGGAACTTTGGACTAGAAAAGGCCCGTGAAGCTGGGTTCACTCATTTCATAATGTTAGACGCGGACGAATTTTATGAGGACTTCAGGGAGGAAAAGAGGCGTTTTGATAACCCTCTACTTATGGGGCTTGTTAGCGAGTCGATTGTTTACTTTCGTACTCCTACGCTTTGCTTTGACGATACAACACGCGTGCCGTTCATTCACCGGCTAACCTCAGAGCTGAGATTTACAAAGAATTACGAATACCCATTTTCATTTTCACCCATTAACTACCATCCGGTCATAGACCCCACCCGCACGATGAACCTAACCGAAGGAATAGAGATGTCAAAGGTAAAAATGCACCATATGAGTTGGATCAGGAAAGACATAAAAAAGAAGATAAGAAACTCAGCCGGACAGCGTATAAATACTTTCAAAGACGTTATCTTTGAAGACTACAAACAAGCTAAAGAGGGCTACAAATTGGGCGTTTTCAATAAGACACTCAGGAAGTCGGACAATATTTTTTCCCTCCCTGATATGGTAGACGTGTTCCATTCCTACTAGCGCGGGTTCGTTTGGGCATGATCTACCATTTTTTACCATTCAGCACCACTAAGAAAATAGGCGAAGCATATAACGCCCACTGTGAGCTCGTCCCTGACGGGGAGTGGATCTGTATATACGATTATGATACTCTCATCCTCGACTCAAGAGCCTTTGATATCATGGAAAAGGCCATCCAGAATAACCCCGATACGCTCCTATTCTCCTGTTACGCCTCCCGGATAGGCTACAATCACCAACGGCTAACCACAAGGATAGAAGACAACGACTCTATCAGGTTTCACATGGAACTAGCCAAAGACCTGGCAGACAGATACCCTAACGGGGAATGTGTTAACGCCCCAACGGTAGCGGGTTTCTTCCTTCTATTCACTAAAGAATACTGGAAAAGGAACAAATTTCAGCCTAATATGTTCGATAGTGGGGGTAGGCTTTTTGATCGTAACTTTGCAAAAGAGGCCGAAACGAGAAACAAGATTAAGTTAATCAGGGGTATATACCTCTGGCATACTTACAGACTGTGGAAAGGGGCAAGAGACATATCCCATCTGGAATGAGGTGTACAAGGTGTAAAAAGGAAGGACTCACAAAAGAGGACTTTTACCCACGCTCAGACCGGGACGGGTATAGGTCAGAATGTAAAGAGTGTACCAAACGGATAAAGGACGATAACAGGAAGAAACACCGTCAACGGTTCACTAACTGGAAACGACAAGACAGGTTTATAATGGGGAGTTACTAATGGCAAAACGCTGGCTTAATGACGGTAATTATCCGATAGAGCAACTTAACGATGCTTTGTCAAATGATGATTTTAAGTCAGAAAAGGAATTTTGCGACTACATAGAAGCCAACATAAAGCTATTTTGTAGGGATGTGATAGGTGTAGAATACAAGGAACACCAAAGGGAATTTAACATCACTGGCCACAAGGACAACCGGAGGATAAAGAACAACAAGCGTCTGGACTTTCTGATAACCACCCAAACGGGCGAGAAGATTGCCATAGAGTGTAAAAACCCAAAATACATATCAGAACTTTGTGCTGGTCTTGGTCAGGTTCTATCGTACATCTTCCTATTTGAATCAGCCGGCCACCAGATAAGCAAATACGTCATTGTTTCAACAAGAATAGATTGGATTCTACCGCTTACCATCCAACGGTTTAACCTTCCAATTTCATTTGTGACAATGGACAAAAACAGGGTATTAACATGGCTTCAGCAAAAGCAACCATAGACTGGGACTTAGTGGGGGAATATCTAAAGGCTCAATGCTCTGGAGTAGAGATTGCCGATATGATAGGCGTACACGAAAACACCCTTTACAATAGATGCAGGGAGGACTTAGGTATCGAATTTGTGGCGTTTTCTCAGCAAAAGAAGGCCGAGGGCAAACAATCGCTAAGGAAAAAGCAGTATGATGTAGCGATGGATGGGGATAAAACAATGCTTGTTTGGCTTGGTAAACAGGTACTAGGCCAAAAAGATGTTAAGGAAATAGACCATACACTGAACGCAGACAGGAAGGCAATAGCTGAATTGTTCCATGCTGAATCCGGTAATAAAGAATAAGAATCTAAGGTTTCTTTACGACTCATTACAGGCAGGCAAGCGGGGGGTATTGCTTGAAGGCTCCTCACGATCGGGGAAGACCTGGGACTCAATAGACTTTATCATTTACCTATGTGCCTCAGTAGAGACTAAGGCCACAATCAACATCATCAAGGAATCATATAACAGCTTTAAAACGACTCTTTACGATGACTTTAACAGACGTTTACCAGACTACGGGCTAAAGTCTCCATTTGCTGACCGTAGGGACGTTTCCACGTTTAAGCTGTTTGGGAATAAGATCAACCTACTAGGTGCTGACGATGAGTAAATTTCACGGGGCTTCCTGTGATTACTTTTGGTGCAATGAGATGCTAGACGTTAGCAAGGCTGTTTTTGACCAGTCAGAGCAGAGATGCCGCAAGTTCTGGTGGGGGGACTATAACCCCAAAGTCACAGATCATTGGGTTTTCAATAACGTGGAACCGCGAAAGGACGTAGGGTTTTTAAAGACTACATTCAGAGATAACCCAAGAGTAAGCGATGCAGAAAGAGGGAAGATTGAAAGCTATGAGCCAACGCCGGAGAACATAGCGCAAGGTACGGCAGACGACTACCTATGGAACGTCTACGGGCTAGGACTCAGGAGCGCACCGGAGGGTTTAATATTCCAGAATGTGAACTGGATAACAGAGTTCCCCAAAGACCTGGAAAGGGTATTCTATGGGTTGGACTTTGGTTACACTAATTCACCTTCGGCACTTGTCAAGGTAGGCGTAGGTGGCAGGGATATGTATGTTGAATGTTTGTTCTATTCTCCCACCGAATCACCCACCGAGCTGATAGAACCAATACGGGAACACTGCGGGAAGTCTCCGGTATGGGCAGACCCATCAGGTAGGGGGATGATAGCGATACTGAGAAGGGAGGGGTTGAACGTCCTAGCTACAAACACCTTCCCCGGATCAATCAAAACTGGGTTGGCCCTCATGAAGACATATCGGCAGAATTGGGTAAGAGGTCATGCCTTAGTCAAAGAGCAGGCGAACTACAAATACAGGACGCTTAACGGTAAGCCATTGGATGACCCAATTGATGACTTTAACCACGCGATAGATGCCGCACGTATGCCCGTCATTTCAAATTTACGGATTGGGGCCACTTTAGGAAGTTAATAATCTTTGCAAAATCAATCATTTTGAACTGGATAGAGCGAGTTTTTACTAACCTCTGGCGACCGCCCAGACGGATCGGCAATGAATGGTTCTATTCCATTGACGGCAATGCAGACGTTTTCAGGGACTTAGATTATCTGAGTGCCTTTAATACTATTCCAGAGATATCAGCCGTCATCGGACTAAAGGCTCGCGCGTTCTCTAACGGGATAATCAAGGCAGTAGACAAGAACGGCAAAGAGGTTGACAAAGTACCCGCAGTACTCAGGAAGCCTAACTGGTTCCAGGATACCAGGGAGTTCATGCGGCAGACAAAGCTGTTCCATGACATCTACGGGAACGAGTATGTGTATATGCTTTTTGGTGTTGGCCTTGATCCTTCTAATTCAAAGGCTCTTTACACTATCCCCCCCAATCTGGTCAAATGTGAATACCTAGACGGGCAACCGTTTTTTGTTCATACCTCACAACCTAGAATCAGGTACACCCTAATCGAACAGGGAACTAGCGCGGAGTCCACCATCCCCACCGAGCAGATTATCCACATGAACGACAACCGGGTGACGGTGAAGGAGGCAACGGATAAGAACATTTTAACGGGTGAAAGCAAGATGAAAGGGCTGACGGCGGCGATAAATAACCTCCGTTATGCCTATGAGTCTAGGGGTATCATCCTGAAAAACAGGGGCGCATTGGGAATCCTTTCTAACTCTTCGACTGACGTAGCCGGGGCGGTTCCGCTAGATCCGGAAGAGAAGCGCAGGGTGCAGGAGGAATACAGGAACTACGGATCACTAGCTACTCAGAATC